TTGGATCGAGCTCTGCAGAACCTTTGAGTACGTCATGCTCTACACCTATGTCTTCTAGACTTTTAATGAAGTCAATTGCACAGTCTAGTTTCTGTCTTTCAGGAACATAATGAACAATCGAATTCCACAGTCGTTCAATGTCAGCGTGGTCAAAGTCTATCATTATTTTTCTTTTTTAGTTTTTGTTGTTTCAACTTCGATAGGGGCGTCTGTGTCTTCTACTTCTGTAGGCACTTCTTCTTTGAACTCTGCCATTATCATATCTAATTTATCACCCACCCATGCTTTTCTGAACTCTAAGTGTTCTTTGCCTGCCTTGTCAATGTATTTCAGTCTGTTGCCTTGTTGAACTAATAAACCTTTTTTCTCAAACAAGTCTACAAGACCGCTGTACGGGTTCATTCCTGTTTCATATGGAATCTTGACCTGTACACCTTCGAATGGTTTGGCATATCTAGTTTTCATAACTTTACAAGCGGCTCTAATACCTCTTACGTCAGTCACTTTATTACCTGCTTCGTCTTCTTTTAGTTTAAGTTTTTTCATTGCAACAACAATACTTGATGCATAGATAAATCCTTGTCCGCCTGATATCTTGTCGTCAGGATCAAACATGTCCTGTGATGCGTATGTGTGATTGGTTGCTATAAGTCCCACGTTCCAACTACCAAACATGTTAACACAGTTTCTCACAAGTGCCGTTAAGGCCTTAGGTTTTCTACCTAAGTCACCTTTCATGTCTCCTGCTTCGAACTGATTTACATCTGTTGGTGTGAGCATCATACCTAAACTGTCTATAACAAATAACACTTTAGGTGCACCTTCTTTGTTGTCTGCGTGTTGCTCTTTGTAGCCTTTCATGAACTCTGAAACAGTTTTTGCTACATCATCAACCATAGACATACTTAATTTCAAGAGTTTGTCTTCTGATGTGTCCACTTTCAATGCCTGTAACCATTTCTCATCTAATGCGTTCTCTGTGTCGATCAGTATAACAAAAATACCTTGATCCTGTGCATTCTTTATAATGTTTCCTGATGCTATGTAAGACTTACCTGCGCCTGATTCACCTGCAAGTACAGTTACCTTACCTAGTGGAATACCTCTATTGAAATCACTGGTCATCAAATAGTTCAATGCGTAATTTCCTGTGCTGATCCAATCTGTTGGATCACTGAATCCAATACCTAATCCTTGTATTGATTTTGTAATGCTCTTTCTAAACTTTGTTGCGTCAAATACTTTTGTCATAATTTTGTCCTTTGTGTCATCTATTTTAGCATACCTAGGCCCTAACGTCAATGCTAGGGCCTTGGTAAAATGTCAGATTATTTTGCTTGTCTTGATCTAATCAACTTCAAGATGTCTTCCGCTCTCTTGGCACTATCGCCTGCTGGAGCAACTGGTGCCGCCTCAGGTTGTGGTGCTGGTGCAGTTGCAGTCACAGGTGCCGCTGTAGGAGCCGCCTCTGTTACTGGTGTTGCCGCTGGAGCCGATGCTGTTGGTACTGCTACCTGTGGTTTACCTTGGTAAGCCATGCCCGCAGGTCTGAAGTACTGTCCATACTGCTCAAGATCATAAGCCTCACCTTCCACAGATTTGGCAAACAATTCTGCAATTATTTTTACCTCTGCTTCCGTTGGCTCTTTTGGTCTGAAGTCACCTAGATTATGTAAACCGTGTGTGTCGATTGCGGCTCTCTCTGCCTCGTCTAATGCACGTTCTCTTCTTGACCATTTTGATGTTGAGTAGTCAGCATAACCACCTTTTGTTGTTTTAGTAATTCTAAAATCAACACCTTTCACGTAATCAGTTGGCATTTCCTCCATCTCTGGATCCATTAATGCTCCTCTGATAATGTTAAAGATCTGAGGTCCAATTATAAATCTTCTGATTGGGTTCTCAGGAGTTGAGTCCTCTGCTAACGGATTTGTTGTTACAAAACCTTGGAAAATGTAACTTTTCTTTTTCCAATATTTCCTACCCATGTCTTCCATGCTTTTGTCTTTGAACCATGGTCTAACTTCTGTTAGCACTGGGCAAGTTTTGCCATACATCTCCATGCAAGGTACTTGCACTGTAACTGGTCTAGAATCAGTCTGACCTTTTATACCTGCGAAAGGTAATTTGATCATGTTTCTTTCAGTCCAGAAAAATGTATTGTTTGTATCCTTATCGGGCAAGAATCTGATCACCGCTTCTGATCCTTCTGCTATATTCCAATGTGGATAAATGGCGTTGTCTCCGCCTGTGTTGGAAGTGGAGCGATTCACTTCTTGAGATTTTAACTTCGCTCTTATTTCAGCCAATGATGCCATAATGTAAGCCTCCTTTATTGTGCCTGTGTTTGTTGTTTGCCTAAATGTATATTAGACATATAGTACATAATATACAACTATATTTATCTAATGTCTACTACTATTATTGGTAATATGGAGGTTTTTAATTATGAAATGTTAGCCAACGTCTTGATTCTATCAAGTTCCGTGTTGATCTTCTCTGCTTCCGCTTGTGCTTCTGCTGGAACTTCCATTTCTTCTTCTGAGAAGAATTCTTCAAGTTGTAAGCCTGCCATCTCTATGGCATCCTTCAGAGTGTACTCGTCGTCACCTACTTTGAACTTGTCGCCTGCTTTCATGCCTGCCGCTTTGGCTTTTTGCACTGCCTGTGCGAATTGATTGCCTTCACCTGCCATAACCGGTTCTTTCATTAATTCTTTTTTACGTTGAATCATAGTTTTTACCATTTCAGGATCTTTTGCTGTGTTAGGATCCATCTGTATGTCTTGTAATGCTTTTAATTTTGCTTCCTTGTCTTCAGGATCTTTTGGTTCTGTTGCATATTCATCAATGTCATTAACCCAATTCTCAAACGCTTCAGTCTCTTTGGCCTTGCCTTTGATGTCTTTCTTGGGTGCGAAGTCACCTGGTTCCATCCTCACTTGGTCTGTGTATCCTGGCTCTGACTGCATTTTCTTGTAGTCGTCGATGTATCTCTTGGCCAACTGCACTGCTATCTTCTTGTTCTTGATGTAGTCTGGTGTTGGTTTGAATGTTGCTGAATTTTCCTGTTCCATCTCATCTGCAACTCTACTAGCGAAGTTTGCCACCCTGTCTTCCTCGCCCGATTTAGTCAACAGTCTTGATGCTATGTCTGATAGGATCGAACTCAACATTGTGTTCTTGTTTGTGAATTTTGTTACCTTCAACATCTTGTCTGCTGAATCGTCTTTCCTTAAAACTAATTTTTGATCAGGATCATTTAAGAAACTCTGTACCACCGCTCCGTGGTCTACTGGTGCTTGTACAGGTGCGTCAATTGGTTCAGCATCTGGCTCTAGTTCGTTTACTTGCTCTTCTTCTTTAGGTGCTTCCAGTTCGCTCATTATTCTGTTTATGATTGGTAGTGCATCTTCAACTCTGCTGTCTAGGTTAGTCATTGTGAACTTCTCTCTCATTTTGTTAACAGTTTCATCATCTAGTACTTGCTCTTCTGATGTTTTGAAATCTTTACTTGCGTTTTCGTAGTGTCCTTGGTTAGAAAGGTTCTTCATGTAACCTCTTAGGTTCTCCAACTTCAATTTAGTCTGCTCAATGATGTCACCTGCGTTGTCGTTCAACTGATCTTTGTTGGTAACATATCTCGAGAATGAATTTAATTTTGCGATGTCTTCTGATGTTCTTACAATGTGTTCGCCAAACTCGTCATGTGGTCTTCCGCCATTTGAAACGTGTCTCATCATTGCTCTTGCACCTGCTAGGTGTGTAAGTGGATACTTGAATCTTTCACCATCTTCGTTTTCGATGTATAGCGATTGTATCTGTCTAGATCTTGCACCTGGTACAGTCTCATCAACTTTGCCCTTGTGTCTGATTATCAATTTTGTTTTGTTTAGATTCTCGTAAGAACGTTTTGAAGTGCCTGTTAGGCCTTCTGTTACACCTGCTAGTTTTGTTATTCTTGCTAGTTCTTCTGACATTTCATCAGTATTTACCGTTTTGTTCGTATCTGCAAGATTTTCATAGTCCTGCTTCGTTAGGTTGTTTTTGGTGATATCCCTAACGTCAAATCTCAATTGATGCTCCACTGCGAAGTCTTTCAACTCCTTGAGGAATGCATACCATTCGTCTCTGCTGTCCTCGTCGATCTTGCTTACTAGATCCCTGTTGTAGTAGACTTTCATGTTCTCACCGTCTGCTAGACTTATGCTCACGCTACCAAAAGTGTCTGCATCTTCTTGGAATTCAAACTCAAAGAACACAGCACTGCTCGGATTGGCAGTAGCGGCGCCATTCTCGTCACCTAGCCTGATGTTGGAGAACTGCGATCTTATCTTGTTGAATAAATCTTCGGAGTTTTTAGGGTTCATATAGTGTATTTATTATCCTGTGAACGATCCAAATATGGGCATGGGTGTTATCTCGCTGGACCTATCAGTCCATTTTTCGAATATTTTTGGATCGAAATCTGCTAGAACTTTCATCATACGTGTCATAAGCAGACAAGAACTTACTAGGTCATCATGCTGTCCTGGTTTTGCTTTGAAGCTCATTCCAGAAGCAACAAAATCTTTAAGTTCTGAGATTAACAACTGTGAGTGAATCTTCATTTTATTATTCTCTATAAGTTCTTTAAATTTTGTACATGCGTCTATCTTATGTTTTGCTGTGGTGTTAAATCCTCTTCGAAATTTTCTTCTGTGGCCTTTTCTTATAGGTTCAGACAAGAACATACCCATTATGTTTTCTTCACCTATATCCATTACCCTTAAAAGGGCCGCCTCTCCTATTGAGTTGTTCTCCATTGAATAGAATATTTGTGGTGTAGCACTCGAATCTTTTTCCATTATAGAATCATGCAAATGTTTGGTGATTTGTTGTAGTATTCGTACTTGCTGATTCATTGGTGTGGTATTATGGTGCCATTCGCCGACTTGTTCAAAAGTAGGCAATTCAAAGACCTGTATTGCGGCGTAATCTCCTCCAGTACCCATGGCAGGATCCAAGGAAACCATGTAGGTCATTCCTGGTGTCGGCCGTTTAAACCAACGCACCTGGCCTGTAGTCTCAACAGGTGCCGATGCCTCCATGTCTGCAAGATGTATGCTGTCTATAAGTGTTTCGTCAAAGATTAAGAATTCACATTCGTGTTCCCTTCTAAATCTTTCGTCACCTATTCTAGACCTTTCGGCGGTTGCCCAAGTGTCATCTCTGTCTGGATGTTCTGACCAGTGTGCTTTCATGGCGTAGAATCCATTAGTTCCTATCAACTTGTCATTGCCGTATTCGTCGAATCTTTTATTTGCTTCTTTCCAAATCAGTGCGAACTGATCTTCATCAGAGTTAGGTGTGCTTGTGATCATGCATTTACCACCTGTACTCAATGTCGGTGACAGTGATGTCCAGAACTCTTTGGCCTTCTCTGGTGGTTGGACGAAAGCGAACTCATCACAGTATATTAACGTAAGTGACATGCCCCGTCCTGTGTTCTCAGTTGTCGTGGTTGCCATGATTTTGGAGCCGTTGTCAAATTCTATACTATTCCTGTTATATTGTGTTACACCTGCTTTGATCCAACTGGGCAACATCTCATAAGCATAACGCACCCTTGACATGATGTCTGATGCACCTGCGTATTTGTGTGCCGCGATTAGTATCTGTGAATCTGGTCTGAACATAGCATACCATATAAGGAATCCAGAGGCACAGGTTGTTTTACCTGTCTGTCTTGGTAGCATAGCGATTGAAAATCTATGAT